CTAGGTTATCTAGTTGAATCAAACTCAGCTAATCATTTTACGTGGAATGGTGATCATTGGAATGAAAAGTCGCAGCATCGTATTCAAAAAGATTTACTCAAGGGTGGTGTTGATCGTATAATAGAAATGCAAGCCAGTTGGCAGCATATTGAAACCAAACTGTGGATCAATGCGCCTTTTCAAATTGATCAAGTGGATGCTGCTAATTTAACAATTGTAACAAAATCAAATGTGTCATATAAAGGACAAATCAAAACATGACTATCAGTAACGAAATTGATGTGGCCACACAAGCACAATCTCATGCTCAACAGGAAACAATGCAGCGTATCATGAATCGAGCACTGCGCATGATCTGGGTCACTTTTCAAAAAGAAGGCATCCATAAATATCCAGCAGCAGCGGAGGATCCCAATCTTGCGGATGTTAGTTTTCTTGCTAATGAGCACCGTCATATTTTCCATTTCCGGGTGTGGATCGATGTGTTCCACAATGACCGGGACATCGAATTCATCCAGTTCAAACGCTGGCTTGAAGGGCTGTATAATAATTCGTTACTCGTTCTAGACTACAAAAGCTGCGAGATGATCGCAGACGATCTATATAAACACATTGCCGGTCGCTATCCTGATCGGACAGTAATCATTGAAGTAAGTGAAGACGGTGAGAATGGTTGTAGTATCACCTACAATACCACTCTGCCTTCAATGTCAACAAAAATCTAAGGAGACCTTTATGTCAAAATTATCAAAACTAGCAAAAGTAAATGAATCCATGACCATCAATCGCTATGACAACGGTTGGATGGTTGAAATTGGTGGCCGCAATGAAGACAATGATTGGGCCAACTGCAAGTTAATTTGCAACAGTGAAGAAGAAGTGCTTGATCTTGTACGTGAATATAATGCAATGCCATTGGACAACTAAGGAGAAATAAATGGGCAAGCCTGTAATCAAACCCAACCCTCGTGTGAACGCAGTTTTTGACGATCTTGAGAAGTATCTTGACTTCTGTCGCGAGTATGGGTATCGTTACAACGAAGAAGAGCTCTATAACTGGAAGAGCTATGCTTATCAACAGTATATGAAGTTCTCACAAGGCAAGTCTGCCAAGGACATGTGGCTGCAAGACATGCGCAGACCCGCAAGAGGATAATATGACTGCATACAGAGAAAAAGATTCATCTGACTATGATCTAGAACGTTTGACCGATTTAATGGATCAAGCGTTGACCAGTAATGATCCTCGAGTGAGAAATGCCTTGCGGCAACTCATGATGATGGTTATTCTCACCAGTGGAGATCATGAGGATCAAGATAGAATTTACAAACGGCATGGTCCAATGCGTAGAATGCAAGAAGACATTCGTGATTTGCACAACACAGTGCAGTCACTGAGACAGGAGATTCAAAATCTACAAAAACAAAGGGCCTGGAGCGGTGATTATAGAGCAGGAGATTTTACCACAATGAAAGCACAGTCTGGTCCTGATCTAAATCAAGCACAAAGCGCAGAGGAATATTACAAGTCTATTGCGTCTTCCATGCACTTGCAAGAGGTCAAGTCCAAAGGAATCCTTACCAAATGAGAAAACTTTTTTACATGGGATTGGAAAGTTATGAATCCCGTTATACCATGCAGCTCACTGAATGGAATCGGAGAGTGTTTGATCGTCGCAAACTTGATGTGGTATATGTGCCTGGTACCACTATTGATGACAGCAATGCCATCAGCGTTGGTCAAGTGCTAGATGCCCATGGTCGTTCATACTTCGGTATGAGTCAAATGATGAATCTTGTACAGATGCACAAGAATGGAGAGATACAACATGACGACGTTATCTACTTTGAAGACATGTTTCAACCCGGTATCGAGAGCCTACCTTACATATTTGATCAAGTGCCTCGTGCTCAGCGTCCCCGTGTTTTTGTTAGGTGTCTTGCTCAGTCCATTGATCCTGATGACTTTGTTCATGTATGGGGCATGGCGAAGTGGATGGGATATTACGAAAGCATGGTCAATGAGTTTGTTACCGGAGTTCTCGCCTCAAACGAGGAAATGGTTGCTCATATGCGTATTGCTGGATGGCGTGCTCCTATCTATAATATTTCTGGCCCAGCTAGATTTGATCAAGAGAAGCAGCCAGACTTCTTTATGGATCTAATTGAAATGTATCATGAACAGGGACGACACAAAGACATTGAATTCGCAGTACTGCAAGGTGGTCCGCTGCGTTCAAACAATTCCAAGTATATAGAACGTGCTCTTGAACTACAAGCCGGACACAAACTAACCATTTTTGAAAATCTCAAGAAGAATGACTATTATAACATTCTTAACAGTTCTAGGGTTTTGTTCAATTGCGCATTGCAAGACTGGGTATCAAACACTGTGTCTGAAGCTGACACACTTGGATGTAATGTGCTTTACCCTGCTTATAGAAGCTTCCCAGAAACCTTTGCTAACGACCCAAACCGTCTTTATGTACCTTGGAGCATTGATGACGCATTCCACAAGCTGGAGAATCTATTAGACAAGCCACATCATAACATGGGCTTGATATCCAATTGGACTGATGGCACAGTGGATCGTATTGTGGACATTATTCTTGGACACGGCGAGCAATGGAATCGTTCAGGCAATCGTTATCGTGATCATCTGCCCGGCGACAAGTATCATGTAAGAAAAATTGAAGAATGATCCTTGCTAAATATATGTTTCAATATAACAATCCCCAATGAAAATATTCATCACCGGCACTAGCGGCTTCATAGGCCAACATCTCGTGCCATTACTACAAGCAAAACACGAAGTCGTAGAACTCAAGAGTGATCTGCGTGATCATTCAGATGTCACTAGAGAATTGGAACAGGCTGATCCAGATGTGATAGTGCATCTTGCGGCCAGAACCGAAGTGGAAAAAAGTTTTTATGAACAGGTCACATTCAGTGAGATCAATTATGTAGGCAGTGTTAATCTAATTGATGCTGCATCACGCTTACGAAATTTGAAAAACTTTGTGTTTGCCAGTACCATGGAGGTATATGGCTGGCAACCTATCAGTGACGAAGTTGAACAGTTTGGCCAACCAAAACAGGCCATTGCGTTTGATGAACATACCGCACCCAATCCCAACGCTCCGTATGCTGTGGCCAAATTGGCAGTGGAAAAATATCTTGAGTACAGTCATAGAGCTCTAGATCTTCCATTTACCGCTATTAGACAAACAAACTCATATGGTAGAAGTGATAATGATTTCTTTGTAACAGAACAGATTATCACTCAGATGCTAAAGAATCCTGAACGTATCAAACTGGGCTATGCAGAGCCTTATAGAAATTTCATCTACATACAAGATCTGCTGCAAGCCTGGTTGACAGTGATTGAAACTCCTGAACAGTGTAATCAAGGTAAAATCTATACCATTGGACCTGACAGTCCGATCAAAATCAAAGATTACGCAAACAAGATTGCCAACATGATTGGATGGCAAGGAGAAATACAATGGAATACCAAGCCCATGAGGCCTGGTGAAATTTATTGGCTCAATTCTGGTACTGCGGCTATCAGTCGCGATCTTGGCTGGACACCAGTGGTTGATCTAGAAACTGGATTGGACAGGACCATAGCCTTATGGCAAAAGAAAATTATCACTTAGTAACCGGACATGTTGATTTAAAGAGTTTTGGAAACTGGTATCTTGATTGTGATTTTGAAGTGCACCCTAATCCATGGTCTGGATTTGAGTTGCTTTATGAAGTAGACAAACAAAGATATTCAACAATAACTGAAATAGCCATTGCAAGAAATATTCCAACCGATCTTGTAGACTTTTTAGAAGATCGTTTCAACTATCTTGAACAAAAGGTGTATGCAGCACACAGAATAAGTCCAGGAAAAATTTTACCTTGGCACATTGATGGATACAAAAAATACTGTGAAAATAGAAACATCACCGATTTAAATCAAATCACAAGAACTATTATATTTGTAGAGGATTGGCAACCAGGGCATGGACTTCAAGTTGGCTTTGAAACAGTGCCTACTTGGACGCAAGGAGATTGGATTTCATGGCAAGGTGGTACACCACACTTAGTATTAAATCTTGGTCAGGTCAATCGCTATACGCTGCAAATCACTGGTATAAGAAATGACCATAGCTCTTGACTTATGATCTAAATATCCTGTAAACTAACGTAGTCATCCTCGACTCTAACTCGGAGAAAAAATTGTCAGATAACTTTACTAAAGATCCATTATTGAACGTAGATCAAAGCACAGAATTTGTTCCTGAAACATTTGAAGACAAATATGTACCACTACGCACACCCATTTATGTTCGTAAAGAACATGCAACCTCAGATGAAAATTGCATAGCACATGCCATACGTGCTCGTATGCGAGCAGATAACAAACGCTTTTGGGCAGGCGACAACATCAGTGATTATGTAAAATCAGAAGATCTTCCAAAACTTATCAATGAGGCCACTGAGGCGTTTGAACATGTGTTAGATGTACTCTTGATTGATCGTGATAATGATCCTAACAGTCAAGGCACAGCAAGACGCCTGGCAAAGATGTATTATAACGAAATCATGGCAGGACGATACGAGCCTAAGCCAGACGCTACTTCTTTCCCTAACCATACCGATGATGGCTATGATGGTATGTTGGTTGTGCGTAGTGAACTTCGCAGCATGTGCAGTCATCATCATCAACCAGTAAACGGTGTTGCCTATATTGGTATTCTTGCAGCAGATCGCTTGATTGGCTTGAGCAAGTACACTCGTATTGCACAGTGGTGTGCTCGTCGCGGCACTCTACAAGAAGAACTTGCCATGGATATTGCAAAAGAAATCATGGCGGCCACAGGCAGCGTTCATGTAGGTGTTTACATACAGGCCACACATGGTTGCTGTGAAAACCGCGGCATCATGGCACACAGTTCATTGACTCAGACCACGGTGCTGAAAGGCAATTTTAAACTTGATCCTGCGGTTAAGAAAGAGTTCATGGACAATATTAAACTACAACAGGAGTTTGCCCCACGATGAAAGACGACATTCAAATTCATGAGTATCACGAACATAAATTTCCAGACCCAGTAAAACACAAATACATTAGTTTTATCAAAAGCGGTCTAAGGATTTTTGCAGGTGTGTTACTGGCATATGGCCTGTTGGTGCATGCTGGCGGCCTTTTGATACTGGCAGAATTTCTAGGCATTGCTGAGGAGATGGTATGAGTGTGTTTTTAGATCAAGCAGCATTCATGTTGGCCTGCGATCAAACCGTGGGCAAATTAAACGGTGAACAGTTCAAGATGTACTGCAACTTGATTGAAGAAGAACACAAGGAACTTATAGACGCTGTGGCCAATGATGACAAAATTGAATGCCTGGATGCTCTAATAGATATCCTGGTGGTCACCATTGGCGCTATTCACAGTCTTGGTGTAGATGCTAACGGAGCATGGTATGAAGTGTTACATTCAAACATGGCAAAAATAGATCAAGCAACAGGCAAGGTTCGTAAACGTGAAGATGGTAAGGTGCTCAAGCCTGAAGGTTGGACTCCTCCTGATTTATCCAAATATGTTCGTTGAGGTAGTGAATGCAAGATGAAATTCCAAATGATGACAATCTAAAACAGCAAGCAGCGGCACTGATTGACCGAGTGCGAGCTTTGAAGACATTTACCATAACCAGACAACTTGATGCGCCATTGGAATTCCGTGGTGCAGTGCCATTTGATATAAAAGCCAATCAAGAACAAGCTTGGTTTAAGGTCACTGCATTGACCGAGCAAGAAGCTGAACGCATGGTTGATCGTTGGCTCATGGGCGAAGACCTTTAACCAAGCCAAGTAAATAGTCTACCATGATTAAAACCATCCTAGTGTTGGCATTGGCCTTATTCTCTACCAATGCATCAACCGCGAATAAAAAAATCACTCCAAAACCCACAGCAGTCTGGGTTTATAATCTTACCAAACAACAAGTTACGATTGCCAAGTATCATAATGATACCATGCCTATTGCCAGTATCACCAAACTCATGACTGCCATGGTGTCACTGGATTATGATCGTGACCTTGATCGAAAGATCAAGATGTTACCTGGTGGCAAATTGCCAGCAGGAGAACATGCCCGTAAGGATATCATGACAGCCATGTTGGTTCGCAGCGACAACGTGGCTGCTGAAAGCATCGCAAGAGATTATCCTGGTGGCCGTAAAGAGTTCATCCGAGCAATGAATCAAAAGGCGCAGGCTATAGAAATGGTTAACACCAGGTTTTTAGATCCCACAGGGCTAAGTTCCAGTAATGAGAGCACTGCAGGGTCAGTTGGCAACATGGTACAGATCTCATCACTGTATCCTTTCATTGTTGAAACCAGTGTGCGCAAACATGTGTTATTTGAAGTTAATCGCAAAAGAAAAATCAGAACCATCAGTATTGACAATACCAACAAACCTTTGTTGTTAGAATTTGACCAAATTAGGGTAAGCAAGACCGGTTTTACCAACTCAGCTGGTTGGTGTGTGGGCATGTTTGTGGAAAGCCAGGGTCAAGAATACGTGGTTGTGATTTTGCACAGCGCAAGCAAACAGGAAAGATATAAACTGGCAAAACACACCATTTACAATGATTTGGTAGATCATGAAGTGGACCGGGTGGTTGATCACGACCAAAATGAGACAGCTCCGGTTTATGAATCCGAAACCATTGACAAAATAATCAACAAATGGTACAATCGCTTTTGGACTACAATCACAGGCGGCTAACGCCAAAAAGGAACGCACATGGCTAACTGGACAGTATCAACATATTATAAAAAATCATGTGAAGAACATGAGAAATATTATAAAGATGGTATGATTATCACACGCAAGACCGGATTCAGATGGTCAAGTTTTATTGTAGAAACGTCAGATAGCAATCCTCCAGAATTTGAGTTTACCTATGTACCCGGCGGTGACGGCTCTAAAGACAGTATTAACATGTATGACTGCTGCGTAAACAATATTGTTAATTCAGAACTTGACGGCATGCACGACGGTTGTTGGGAAGATCTAGAATATCCTGAAGACATGCCAGAAGATGAACAAGAACGCCTGGAAGCACTGATTGAAGAAGAAGGAGACATCTACGATGTGCTGGAAAATCAAGAAGGTTGGAGTCAGAATGATTGTGAAGCATGGGTATGGGGACCTAT